ATGAGGACTGAAAAAGATATTGAAAATTATTTGAAAAAGAAAACAAAAGGGCTGTGTTTAAAATTTACTAGTCCAGGGACGATAGGAGTGCCTGACAGAATTGTTGTCATGAATACGGGAACCTTTTTTGTAGAGGTCAAAGCGCCTGGTAAAAAACCAAGACCCAGCCAAGTTGCAATGCACAAAAAAATAAAAGAGGCTGGTCAGCATGTTTGGGTTGTTGACTCCTACGAATCAGTGGACATAGCCTTAAAAGAAATGGAGAACTGGGTGTGAGACTGCACGAGTATCAGGAATACGCTAAGACATGGATAGTAGAGCACCCTTATTGTGGCCTTTTACTTGACATGGGCCTTGGTAAAACGCTGACAACACTAGCAGCGATAGATGAGATTCAAAATATTTTTTCCGAGGATCATAAGATTTTAATCGTAGCCCCTAAAAAAGTGGCGGAAGAAACATGGTCAACGGAGATTGAGAAATGGCATTTTGATTTCACCTACTCTAAAGTTTTGGGGAGTGAGGGAAAACGAGTTGAAGCCTTAGAAACAGAAGCCGATATCTATTTGATTAATCGTGAGAATGTTACTTGGCTTGTTGAATACTACAAGACTAAATGGCCGTTTACCTTTGTTGTTATTGATGAGCTGTCAAGCTTTAAGTCTAGTAAGTCAAAACGGTTTAGGGCTTTGCGAAAAGTTAGACCGAAAGTCCAACGCCTTGTAGGACTAACAGGAACCCCAGCGCCTAACAGTTTGATTGATTTGTGGCCGCAGATTTATCTGATGGACAGAGGCGACAGGCTTGAGACGAGCCAGACTCGATTTAAAGACAAGTATTTTGTTCCTGATAAGCGTAATGGTCCAATCATTTACAGTTGGGCAATTAGGGATGGTGCAGAAGCAGAAATCTATAACAAGATTGAGGATATCTGTGTCAGCATGAAAGCTAAAGACTATCTCAAGTTACCGCCGCGAACCAACAACGTTGTATCAGTTAAGTTATCTAATATGAAAGCCTACAAACAGCTTGAAGCTGATTTGGTGTTGGAGTTTAAAAATAAAGAAATATCTGCGGCTAATTCTGCGGTTTTGGCCAATAAATTACTTCAAATGGCCAATGGTGCTATCTATGATGATGATAAAGCAACAGTTCCTATACACGACGACAAACTTGACGCGCTTGAGAACATAGTAGAAGAAAGCCAAGGCCAGCCTATCTTAGTTTTTTACCAGTATCAACATGATCTTGAGAGACTTAAGAAACGATTTCCTCAGGCTGAAGAGCTGACGTCGGTTGACAAGTGGAATTCCGGAAAAATACCAATTCTTCTGTGCCACCCTCAATCGGCGGGGCATGGGCTTAATCTACAAAAAGGCGGGCATATTATTGTTTGGTTTGGGCTAACATGGAGTCTTGAATATTATCAGCAAGCTAATGCCAGATTAGATAGACAGGGGCAGACAGAACCCGTTATTGTGCACCACATTGTTGCAGAAAATACAGTTGATGAAAAAGTACTTAGGATTTTACAAGGCAAAGAAAAAAATCAGAACGCCTTATTTGAAGCAGTTAAGGCGCAGTTAGGAGTCTAGATGAAAAAAAAGAATATGTCGTTAGAATCTACACGAGTAGAGAAAAGAATTTTGAGGCAAAGCCTCAGTTTGAAGAGAAAACCTTTACGCGAAAAGCAGACATGTTGAAGTTTTGGAATTCTTGCGAAGCAACAGTTAAAGAAAAATATACTAGGGAGTGGGAAAAATGACAGAAGAACTAATAAAACCGCTGCTAGAAGAGATAGAGCGGAAAGATGATAGATTGTATATGCAGTCTAATGTAATTGCCGTCTTAATGACAGCAGTTCTTATGTTACTGATGATAAGTATAGCCTTACAAAACCACTACGAACCGCAAATATACGGACTACGCGCTCAGCTAAGCAGAACACAAAAGCAGCTTAAACGTGCGAGTGAGGATAGAGCTAGACAGACAAAACGGATTGCGGAGTTGACAGGGAATGGGGGGTAAAAAATGACAGATATCAAGATTTTAGATGCTTGTTGCGGAAGCCGCCTATTTTGGTTTGATAAAAATGAAGAACACACCACTTTTATGGATATTAGACAAGAAACATTTGATATTCACGGAAAAAAAATCAATGTCAACCCTGATGTAATTGGTGATTTTCGAGATATGCCTTTTGAAAATAATATATTTAACTTAGTTGTCTTCGACCCACCACACTTGAAACATGTTGGACAAAACTCAATCATGAAAGCTCAATATGGCCAACTTGATAAAGAAAACTGGAAAAAAGATATTTCAAAAGGTTTCCAGGAGTGTATGCGAGTTCTAAAAGTCGGTGGCACTTTAGTTTTTAAATGGTCTGATTGCCAGATAAATGTAAAAGAAGTTTTGTCAGCAATCCCATTTAAACCACTTTTTGGGCAGCGACGAGGAACAACTCACTGGATGACGTTTGTAAAGTTTGCTGAATTGACCGGGAATGGGGGATGAGGATGGACAATAACACAGCAGCTGTTTTGACACTGCTAATACTATTTTTACCTTTTATTATTAGTAGTTTTAGAGATTAAGAGAGGCACAAAAATGAACATTAACGAAGTATTATACTTACCAGTTAAACGAGAAGGTTTAAACATAGGTCCAGATAAGTTTTTTTGCAAACATCGTTACAGGACGCTTGATGGCGATGAGGTGGCATCATCGTTTAAAGCTAAAACAAAAAAAGAGTTGCTGGACCAGCAAAAACCAGAAATACCACGATTCGTGGCTAATTGGATAGAGGATCAGAAACAATCATTTGATGATTCTTCTGCGATAGATATGTATGAAAATCTTACCCTTGATAATCATGGCGGTTATTACCATGATGTGTGGCTTTGGGCGATTGACCACCACAATGATTTTGTTTTTGCGTGGACTTACGGCTACACAGTCAAAAAGGAGAAGCTTTACACGGTTGAGATACCGAATCCAAATGCCCTTGGCACCGAAGTATTTGTTCTCGCGAAAAATAGTTTTGAGCAAATCGTCATGACGAAAAAGTTCGGCTCGGATTGGAAAAAAGGAGTGGTGCATCAACTCACCAAAAAAGAAATCCGCAAAGACTTTGACTGGGCATGGCAGTTTAGAGAAGAGGTGGCGGAATGAAAGAAAAAACAATTTTTATATCCAAAAAATATGCAAATGACTTTAACAATGACAAATATAATTTGTCCTCTGGCTATTATTTTAGAAGTGGTGAAAAACATGATATTGCTATTGTTAAATATGGTGAAAAAGATTATTTAAAAAATACTGATTTAGCATATGTTGTATGCGATAAGATCGTTGACGCAGACTCTATAGGCTTCGTTTATCATGGTGAATATGAAACTTGGCATTTTAAACTATTAAACACAGAAGCAAATTAAAGTCCCACGCAAGCGCCTAAGAGCCTGCAATGGCTCTGTGGGTCTACGAGCTGGAATACTCGTTAAACTTACCCTGGAAGCTTTCTGTAAGTATTCAGCTGCGTAGCGTGGAATAATCGTTACGTAGTTATAGAGCGAAATTTTTAGAAAGGGAAATATCCTCCGACATTTTTTTCATAAAAATCTAAAGTCTGTTATCGCTCACAGATGATTATACAAGCGTAATGCTGCAAATAAAGTGCTGACGCAAAACTAAAAATTTAATACTCGACAATTTAACAACAAAAATAAGTCAGCAGAGGAAGGAAAGGAGAACAAAAAAAAGCCAGCTCACGTAAGCCAGCTCCAATATATTTGTCTACTAATATTATATCATAAGGAGTAGCTTGATGGGTCGTAATCAGACAAAAGCTGACATTTTATTAAACGAATTAAGAATAATCCCAAAACTTATTAAAGAGCTTGAACGTGATAAGATTGCGAGCAACTCGCTGCTGTCAAGTCCTCAGTGGTCAGACATGCGAACGAGCGGAGGGATTAGACAATCACAAGAAGATAAAAACGTCAGCTTGATTAGTAAATGTGAGTATTACAACGGACAAATACAGACACTCGATAAACGGAAAGGCGAGATTGTCGAATTAATTATGCGTATACCTGACATGCTGCAACGTCATGTGTTAATTACTACATTTGTAAATTGTCAGACGTACGACGAAGCGATCGACAGATTAGAGATGAATCGCAATAATTACTATATGCTTAAACGAAAAGGTGTAGAAAGTCTGAATTTGATACTAAATAATACTGAATAATACTATATCAGTATTAGAAATGACTGAATAATACTCACAAATACTAATCAATGTCATATAATAGTATTATCAAAATAGCAAGAAGAGATAATCATTTACCAACAGACTATTTATTTAGTCGTCAACTTTAACTACTATCAAACTTGCTATTTTATGTATGTGGGGCGTGCAGGTTCGAATCCTACACTTTCTATATATTAACCGCAAGTAAAACAAGGGTCGCAACCTTGCTTGTGGTCAGTGGACCTAGTGGTATTAATCACGTTCGATTCGTGATGGGTCTATAGGCTTACTTTAAAAATAAGCACTGGTATCTCTACGGGGACCTTTGCGTCAAGTAAGACTAAACCGTTGGAACATGAACCGTGATTGGAAAACGGTAGAGGTAGCGCCTTGATAATTGGATTGTCGACGGTCTGATTATATGTGTCGGTTCGATTCCGACTGTTCCTATAATTAAAATAAAAGAGGTAACGAAATGGAAACTGTAAAATCAAAACAATATAAACAAGTAGACTTTATTCAATCCGTTTATGCAAAGCAGTCACCAGCATTTAGAAAAGGTTATGAGTTAGATAAGAAATTGGAAGAACCAATTAGTCATTAGTCATCACATTGTGGTGGCTTTTTATTATGCAAAAAGAACCACAACAGTGGCTCTTATGCTTGTAATTTTAATTCAAGTGCTTCAGTAAGTACTTGAGAAAAGTTGAGGTTTTTATCTTCGGCTGCGTTGTTCAACCACTCAGGAATAGTCACGTTTTTGCGTACCTTCCTAGAGTGATATTTTTTCATGTAGGCGATCATATCAATGCCAATTAAAGCAATATCAGAATCAGGATACTGTTCTTTTAAATCAGAGACGGAGCTTGGCTTTGGATAGTCAGTATAATCTTCAAGGGCAAAACCTAAGACTTCGACAGCCATTTCGTAAGCTTCTTGAAAGTCTTCACCTTGAGTGATTGCTTCAGGGACATCTGGAAATGTAACCATAATATAATCTGAGTCTTGTGTAAATACGGCTGGATAAACTAACATAATGATTCTCCTTTGATTATTGTGAGATAAGCAAGCCATCTGTTAAGCGGATTATTTCAAACCCGCTTGTTTTAAGATGGTATCTTCAAGACCCTTACCAAGGTCTTTATTGTGCATTGGAACGATTGTTTGGTGTCCTAAGTCATCACGAAGTTTTTTATGACTACCGTTTTGACTAATTTCATAAAACCCGTTCTTTTTAAGCAATTTAATCATTTGCTTAGGGGTCATTGGCATATTGCTTACCTCACTTTCTATACTTATATTATACACATAAAAGCAATGGTTGTCAAGTAAAATACGCATAAAATACTTATTTTTAGGAGGATATAACATGAAACAAAGTCAATATCCGTTGTTTGAACCATGAAGATTGACACAACATCTAAAACAAGCAGACATTTATTTTATAACTCTACTACATGGAAGAAGCTAAGACTTGAAGCGATAGCAAGAGACAACAATGAGTGCCAATGGTGTAGACAGAACGGAAAAGTAACTACAGATAACTTAGAAGTAGACCACATCAAAGAACTTGAATTTTATCCCGAACTTGCAACGGACTTAGCTAATCTTAGAACGCTTTGCAAGGACTGTCACAATAGACGACACAAGCGCTTTAATTATAAAAAGAAGAAGGTCGATAAAGAAACAAATTACCGTTCCGATGAATGGTTTGGATAAGTACCTCCCCGTCAAAATAAAACGAGGTAAAAGCCAAATGATGAAACCGGTGGGAAGGGTCAACTGTCCAAATATTTGCTTTTTTTATCGCACGACCCCCCACCCCAGAGAAAACCTAGAAAGGAGATGTGAATTTTTGGATGAATTAAAACGTCGTAACAAATTAGTTTATAGTGAAAAATATCGCTTGAAACAGCTATTTAAAGACATTCCTGAAGATAAAAAGAAAATCGCAGAAGGATTGTTCACTCAAGCTGCACGTCTCCGGATATTACTTAACGACATGTGGATTGATATCTCAGAGAATGGCGATTATGAACTGTTTTCTCAATCAGAAACTCAGACACCTTATGAAAGAGAGCGTCCTGTAGCAAAATTATATAACTCACGAGATGCGACGTATCACAGAGTTATAAAACAATTGATCGATATGCTGCCAGAAGGAAAAACAGTCAATAAAGATGATTTTACGAACGGTGGTGATTTGTTGTGATTACACATCCACTGTTTGAAGAGTATGCTCGTAAGATAGACAATGATGAAATTGTTTACAATAAAGAGCGTAAAATGCTCGTTAATATTATCAGAGAAAAAATACTTGTCAGAGATGACCTGTATTTTGATGACAGCTTGATAGATAAGTATGTGAGATTCGCTGAAAAGAATTTTTTCCCATTAGCTGGATATCAAAAGTTTATAACTCCTTTTATTTTTTTGTTTCGAAAAGATGATGGCGAGCCACAATTTAATGAATACCTTTTAACGTTGGCTCGTGGAGGTGGTAAAAATGGTTTTATGTCCACTAGAGATGCATTTTTTACAAGTCCGTTGTACCCTATCAAAAACTATGATGTAACCATTACAGCTAACTCGGAAAGACAGGGGAAGGTATCTTTTGAAGAAGTTTATGAGACTATCCAATCAAAAGGGCTAGAAAACCACTACTATTTGACTAAAATGGCGATTGTGGGACGGAAAAACAATTCTGTCTTTTCTTTTCGTACAAACAACCCCAAAACAATGGACTCTGCTCGTGATGGCTGTTTAGAATTCGATGAAATCCACCAATTTGAGGATGATAAAATCGTAAAAGTCCAAAAATCTGGTTTGGGTAAAATAGCACATGTAAGAACCTTCTTTAATGGCACAAATGGTTATGTACGTGAGGGTTTTTACGATAAAACGATTGAGAAAGCTATGCAGATACTACGAGGAGAGGTTGAAGATTTCAGAATGTTTCCTTTTATCTGCAAGCTTGATAACGCTAGCGAAGTTGACGATATGCGTAATTGGTCAAAGGCTAATCCAATGCTTGACGAAGATACATCATACGCAAAAAGGCTACTAACAGTTACTAAAAGTGATTATGATGATTTGGAACTTGAACCTAGTGGTAGGCAAGAGTTTATGACAAAGCGGATGAATTTGCCGGAAGCTGATTTAGAAAAAGACGTCACTAGCCGTGAGAAACTATTAGCATGTCTCAGGGAGCCCCAGATTAACCTCAGAGGGCGCTCTTGCGTAGCTGGGTTTGATTATGCGTCTATAAGAGACTTTGCTTCTGTAGGTTTGTTATTTAAGGATAATGATGAGCTAATTTGGAAGCAACATTCATTTGTTAGACGAGAGTTTTTCAAAGCGTTTAAACTTAAAGCCCCCATCGAAGAGTGGCAAGACAAAGGATTGCTAACTCTTGTTGACGGAGACAGTATTGATCCTCGCTTGCTTGTCGATAAGTTAATTGAATGGAGGAAGGATTATAATATTGAAATAGTTTGTGCAGATGGGTTTAGGATGGATTTGCTTAAACCACTACTAGAGGAAGCTGGCTTTGAATATGAGTTTTTACGAAATCCAGGAGCAATTCAAAGCAAAGTTGCACCTATCATTGAAGACGGTTTTGCTAATGAGCGTTTTATTTTCTTAGATGGTGACCACATGATGTTATGGTATACGGACAATACCTACGTAAAAGAAGATGGTTCTGGAAACAAGAGATTTTTGAAGAAAGAACCCGTAAGAAGAAAAACAGATGGTTTTCATGCGTTTATTGCAGCGCTATATAAAAAAGAGAGTATACAGGAAGGAAATGCAGGAGATTTTTTGGAATCAATTGCAGATTGGGATTTTTAGAAAATAAAATCTTATTAAGTTTCCCAACCGAGAGGGTTATCATGGAATCTAAAGAAAGGAGGTAATCAATGAAAATACTTGATTTTTTTGGCAGTATTTTTAAAACAGGAACTATACCTGAAAATGGGTATGATTTAGATGACATCTTTAATGATTATCAAAATCTTTACTTAAAAAATCTAGCTATTGATAAGTCTGCAGAATTTCTAGCTAGGATATTTGCCGATTCTGAATTGCGATTAGTTAATATCGAGAGTCCGTCTTGGAATTATTTACTCAATGTACGACCAAATAACAATGAGTCAGCATCATATTTTTGGCAAAAATTTATTTATAGGTTAGTTACTCAAAATGAAGTGTTAGTTATCAAAACAGATGACGATCAGTTACTTGTCGCTGATGACTACAGTCGCAAAGAATACGCGGTATATGAAGATATATTTGATAGTGTGACTGTTAAAGACTTTATATTCAAGCGAACGTTTAAAATGAGCGAAGTTATCTTCTTGCAATACAACAATAACAGGCTATCAAGTTATATTGACGGTTTGTTTTTAGAGTACGAAAAATTACATCAGCGCATGGTAGAAACTGTTTTAAGAAACAACCAGATAAGAGGGATGATGCATGCAAAAGGCTCTTCTCAATTTACAGATAACCAGATGTCTTTGATGAAGAATTATGCTGATAAGTTGTTTAAAGCCTTTTCTGAGAGGTCTGTCGCTATAGTTCCGGCTAATGATCATATCACATATGAAGAGTTGACGAACACCACAGGTACAACAAATTTATCTGTCGATGATTTACAAAAGATAAGACGACAATTCGACGATGAAATCGCTGATATTTTAGGTATTCCACCAACTGTACTACATGGAGATATGGCTACTTTAGATAGTTCTCAAAAAGCTTTAGTGCTTTATTGCATGAGTCCGCTTAGCAAAAAGATACAAGATGAGTTAAATGCGAAAATCATCAGTAAAAGTGACTATCAAAAAGGTAAGAGACTAAAGATTGTAGGACTGTCACAACATGATATTTTTGACATTGCAGTCAATATTGATAAGTTGGTTTCAAGTGGTACATTTACCCGAAATGAAGTGCGTGAAAGACTTGATTTTGCACCGATAGATGGTGGAGATAACATCATCTTAACTAAAAACTATATTGAAGAGGGGAAAGGAGGTGATAATACAGATGACACAAATACAGATTAAAGGACCTATTGTTTCAGATAGCGACCGTTGGTTTTACGACTGGTTAGATATGCCAGCAACTGCACCAAAAGATATTATCTTGCCACAAGATAATAGCGATATTGAAGTGCTTATTAACTCTGGTGGTGGCGACGTATATGCAGGGAGCGAAATTTATACCGCATTGAAATCATATCAAGGAAACGTAACGGTTAAGATTGTTGGTATTGCTGCTTCGGCGGCTTCAGTAATCGCAATGGCTGGTGATGTTGTTGAGATTAGTCCTACAGCACAATTGATGATTCACAATGTATCTACTACAGTTAGTGGAGATCATAAACAAATGCTGCATGAGGCAGGAGTTTTAGAAAACTACAATATATCTATTGCTAATGCTTATGTCAATAAGACTGACTTAGAAATGAATGAATTGCTAGATTTGATGAGCACAGAAACTTGGTTTAATGCACAGCAAGCTGTTGAAAAAGGCTTTGCAGACAAGGAAATGTTTGCTGAAGAAATCAAACAAGCGCCGCAATTGGTGGCTGGGATTGAAAATATCATTCCTAGTGATGTCATTTCAAAATTAGCTAATGCGATTAACACAAAAAAACCAGAAGTTAATATTGATGAAATCGTAGATATGGTTATTTCCAAAATGGAAAACACCGAGCAAAAAGGAACTAAAGACAGAAAAGAAGCACCAACAGGTTTTGGGGCTTTTTGTTTTTAATTAAAAGGAGAAATTTAAAATATGACAATGAAATTATCGAATGAATTCAACGAAATTCGACAAAAATTTGTAGATGCAGTATCTAACAAAGCGCCACAAGAGGAACAGAGCGCTCTCTACAACAACATGCTAGAAGCAATGTTTGAAGAATCTAAAAAAGTTGCGCAAGCAGAAGTAGAATCTGCAATCGCATTGACTCCAGACGACGCAAAAATGACAGCTCGTGAACGTAAATTTTTTAATGAGATCGTAAAAACAGCGCCAGCTGGGCTAACTGAGTTAATCCCAGAAGAAACAGTTGATCGTATTTTTGAAGATTTAACAACAAAACATCCGCTTATTGGAGCGATTGGTCTTAAAAATATGGGCCTTCGCATGAAGTTCATTGATTCTGATTCTAAAGGTAAAGCCGAGTGGGGTGACTTGTACGGGGAAATCAAAGGGCAACTTCAAGCTTCATTTAGCTCAACTAAGGCTATCCAACACAAGCTCACAGCTTACGTAGTTATTCCCAAAGACGCTGTTAAGTTCGGCCCAGGCTGGTTACTTCGTTTCATTATGACACAAATTGATGAAGCGTTCGCAGTTGCATTAGAAGAAGCTTTTCTAAATGGAGATGGCAATGGTAAACCAATCGGGTTATCTCGTACTCTAAAAGGTAAAGTTGTTGGCGAAAAAGCGACGTATGATGCAAAAAAACCGACAGGAGTTTTAACATTTAAAGATCCATCTACAACAGTAAAAGAATTGACGATGGTACATAAATACCACTCTGTAAAAGAAGATGGAAAGACAGCTGTTGAAGTTGATGGAAACATTGTAATCGTGGTTAATCCAGCAGATGCATGGGATGTTAAAAAACAATATACATCACTTAATGCTAACGGAACGTTCGTGACTGCTCTACCTTACAACGTTACCTTAATTGAGTCAGTCCATCAAAAGGCTAAGGAAGTTACGACTTTTGTTAAGGGACGATATGATGCATATGTTGCAGGCGGAATTGAGTTACACAAATATACAGAGACATACGCTCTTGAAGATTTAGACTTGTTTACAGCTAAACAGTTTGCATATGGTCGTGCTAAGGATGAGACTTCAGCAGCAGTTTGGACACTTAGTGTTGCAGACCCAATTGTAATTTCTGGAGAACCAGGTGTAGGAGCTATTCCAGGAGTGTAATAGATGGATGAACACAAGCTTTTAAAACCATTTAAAGAACGAATGAGAGTGTTTCATGATTTGGATGATGACAATCTATCACTAATTTTGAAAAGTTCAGAGAGCGCCCTCAAAGGGTTGTTAGGGTTTGATTTGATGGATTATGAAAGCGGTAAAGAGTTAATAATGGAGCGCTCGAGATATGTCTTTAACGACTGTCTCGAGTTGTTTTATGACTCTTTTAAAAACGAAATCGCTCGTTTGGCTATTGAAGAAATGGAAAGAGAATATGAAAGTAAGAACGATTCAACGATTTGAAGATTATAAAGAAGAGGTAATTCGAGAAATTGGGGATGTCTTTGTTGTCAACAAAAACCGCTTTAAAGAGATTGACGACAAATTACCTGGTTTTATCGAAGAAGTTTCTGACGATGTCTAGAAAAAAAACAAATAATGGTGATTTGAGAACTCCTGTCATCTTTTATTCATCAACAACAGACGATGAATTAGATGGAAGAGATATGAAATTAAAGAAACTATTCGCAACACTCGCCGAAGTCTATAATCCAAGCATAAAAGATATTGAGAAAGTAACTGAGAGAGGCGTTAAAGCACAATACACTATTAAGTTTAGAGACCCTCTGTCGGGTTATATCCCTCAGAATGATCATCTTGTAGAAATTATTGATAGCAGGTTGCCAAATAAAAAAATAGGAATATTAGATATAAGGCCTGATTTTGTTGATAGAGACTTTATTGTTATAGTTCTTGGAGGATAAAAAGTGGGAGCTGAATTAAAAGGCATGGATGAACTTTTAGCGAATATGGAAAAAAAGTTAGGCTCTGCGAAAGTTAACAGAGTAGTTAATAAAGCGCTAAAAGAAATCGGTGAAGAACTAGAACCTAGTTTCGAAGCTGCTATATCGGTTTACCGAAGAAGCGGAGAGACGGTTAAAAGTGCCGTTGTATCTAGGATTAAACGTGAGGAGGGAATACCAAAAGTGAAACTTGGATTCCAAGCTCCACGATGGAACATGGTCCACTTACAAGAGTTGGAATATGGATGGAAGGAGAAACGGCGTGGTGTCGGGGTAATTCGACGTTATTCGGATGTTTTAGAAACGATATATCCGAAAGGCATAAAAGACAAGTTGAAGGGAGGTTTTGATGGTTAAAGACATGCTAACAGAAATTGGTGAGCTTTTTAAACAAGACGAAGTTTTGAGATCAGTTAAAACAAAAACTTTTAAGCGACCAGAAAGTCTACCTTCTGACCAAACAAGCATTGTTATTGTACCTCTTGCACCACCTAGACAAACAAACTTCGGTTCAGATAAACCATTAGCTAAGAAATTTATGTATCAAATCGATGTAGAGAGTGTATCAAGGCTCGAATGTAAAGATTTGCAAAATAGGATTGAGAAAAAGCTGATGGTTATAGATTTTTTTCAAAGTGATAACGGCTTAGAACGTTATGACGAGGATACAAACAGATATCTAGATGCTAGAACTTACAAAGGATTTAGCAGTTTATATGAAGAGTATTGATAAAGGAGAATTTAATGCAAGCAGTAGGATTTAAACGAATGACAATTCAAGTTTTAAGTGATGCGAAAAAAAAGATTGTCATCGAGGGTGAGGCTGGTAAAGGTGCAACTAAAACAGCTAAAATTAGTGGATTATCAGCAGCCCCTGTCAAAACATATGGTTCAGATATTGCTTATTACACCTCGCGCAGAGGTGTTGGCGATGTAAAAATGGAGACAGAAGCAATTGATATCCCATTCGAACATTTACAAACCATACTTGGTTATAAAAAAGGTGAAAAAACAGAAGGAGTTACATTTATCGGAGAAGATACAGAAGCGCCTGAAGTGTCTGTTCTTTTAGAAGCTCCAGGGACAGAGGGGAATGTATATCTCGGTTTCTTTAAAGGGACTTTCTCGATGGAAGATTTCGAATTAAAAACCAAGGAAGAAAAACATGATGGTTTAGACTCTCAAAAATTAGTGTTCACAGCACAACCTGGTGAAGTAGGGGAAGCGAAAGGTCAATATGTCGGTTGGGCAATGGATAAAGAAGCAGAAGCTAAGGGCAAAAATGCAATGGCTTTGGTTAAGCTTTTGAATCCAGGCGAACCAAGCGTAGGAGCTATTCCAGGAGTGTAAAGGAGTGTAGATGTCAGACTTAGAAATTAAAATTAAAAATGATAACGGCGAGCTCGTGGTGAAAGAATGTAAATCTCTTACTGTGAGAGACTATCGAAATTACTTGATTATGCAAGATGAACTTGCAAAAGGAGATGATCCAGAACATGTGAAACTAGACAAACAACTAACTTTTATGGCTAGTTTGTTTGAAGGCTTAACCGTCGATATGTTATATGACAAATACAACATGTATGAATTAAACAATGCTCTGGCAAATCTATATGTTAAGTTAATCGGAGGGGAGCCAGAAGACCCAAAGGAGACAACTTAACACCCGGCGAGGCATTAGAAAAGTTTTACGAGTTTATCAGAAACGTAATCAATTCTGACTACGGAGTATCTATAAAAGATGTCATGGAGACAAACTGGATTGATATGCTGGAAGTTTTAAAGCCTGCAGAAGTCAAATCTGAGGAAGTGATGTCGTTAGAAGACTTTGTTGGGACTCTAAATGGCGGATAAACTCCGCCTTTTTATTTTTGTTGAAAGGAGGAAAAATGGCAAAAGGTACACCACTAGGGAGTATGTTTATCGAACTTGGATTAGATACTTCTAAGTTTGACCCTAAGTTGCAAAGCGCAAAAAGAGCTGTTAATTATTTCAAAGCAGAGACGAGAGCTTTAGATGCCGCCTTAAAAAACACCGGAAACGCATTAAACAATAACGCAGCTAAAGCCAATGCACTACAAGCAAAATATAAGTCAGTAACACAGGCAATTGAAGCGCAAAAAAAAGTGTTAACGAGTTTGAAATCTGATTTTGACAAATTAGATCCAGGGACAGCTAAATGGGAAGCCGCAGCCGTTAATATTGAGAGAGAGAATGCAAAATTAGCAGCATTAGAGGGACAATTAGGAGCTGTAAAAAAAGCTTTTGAAGAAGTTTCTGCTCAATCCGGTTTTACTGGTTTTTTACAGCGCAGTGGCAAACAGATTGACTCTTTTGGTCAAAAAATGCAAAAACTAGGTGAAGCTACTAAATGGGTAAGCGCTGGATTTGGAGCTGGAGCATTATATAGCGTCAAGGCTGCAAGCGATTTTGAATCTGCGTTTGCTGGTGTAAAAAAGACTGTTGATGAAGTAAGAGATTCGAACGGAAAAGTTATTTACTCTTATGATATGTTGTCAAAAGGAATTAGAAACATGTCTAAACAGATACCTGCATCAACGACGGAGATTTCTCATGTTGCGGAAGCTGCTGGTCAGCTAGGTATCAAAACAAAGGATGTTTTAAATTTCACTCGTGTCATGATTGATATGGGAAAATCTACTAACTTGTCATCAGAAGAAGCTGCAACTGCATTAGCTAGGTTTGCTAATATCACACAATTAGATCCATCTAAGTACAGCAATCTAGGTAGCTCAATTGTTGAGTTGGGTAACAACTTTGCGACAACTGAAAAAGAAATCGTTGAAATGGGTCTTCGCTTAGCTGGTACAGGTAAGGTTGTAGGGTTGACAGACCCTCAAATTCTTGGCTTGGCAACAGCTATGAGTTCTGTTGGTATCGAAGCGGAAGCAGGTGGTTCGGCGTTTAGTCGTGTCATGCAAAAAATTAATACACAAGTGTTGTCTGGTGGCGAAGATTTGTGGAAGTTTGCAAAAATCGCTGGTAAATCTGCTGATGAATTTGCTGCATCTTGGAAGAAAAATCCACAAGAAGCCATTATTGATTTTGTTAAAGGGTTAAAACGCTTTAAAGAAGAGGGCAAAGACGTAACTGCTCACTTGCAAGATATTGGTATTGAATCAGTACGAGAAATTGACACATTACAACGTTTGGCTGGTGCTGGTGATTTACTTGGCGATGCATTTAAGTCCGCAAATAAAGGATTTAGTGAAAACAAAGCGTTGACTGATGAGGCTTCTAAACGATACGCAACTTTCCAAAGCAAACTACAACTCCTAAAAAACAAACTAAATGATGTAGCTGTCACAATGGGTGGACCATTAATGGATGCTGCTTCAAATGCCCTTGATGCATTGGAACCAATGTTTAAAGTTGTTAGGGATCTCGCAAAAGCATATTCTAACGCTAGCCCAGAAATGAAAAAACTTATCACATATGCAATTTTAGGTGCAACTGCATTTTCTCCATTAATGACTGCTATCGGTAAAACAACTTCTAACGTAGGTAGATTAGTAGGTTGGATAGGAAAGTTGTCTGGTGCAACGAAAGGCGCAAAAGCAGCAGAAGGATTAGCTACTGCTGTAGGCGGTCTAGGTGCTAATTCTGCAACAGCGGCAGCTAGTGTAGGGCTTTTAGGAAATCCAGTGACTTGGGGGGTCATCATCGGCGGTGCTGCGGTTATCGGAATAGGTATATTAGCTAATAAGATATATGAAGCTCACCAGCGTACACAAGAGTGGGGAACTAAAGTTAATCAGGTACAAGCCAATGAACTACAGGCTTTTAAAGATAAAGTTGATAAGACGAATCAGTCGATGGCAGGATTCAGAGGTGGAGCTGACCAAGTCAATGCTGTTAAGACAGCATTTCAAGGACTAGTTACCGAAATCGAAAAACTAGAAAATAAAGACTTAAGTAAAAACGTTAAATTAGCAGAGCAACTTGGTTTCAGTCAAGAAACGATAGAACAGTTGAAAAAATCAAGCAGGCAAACAATTGATAATGTCAAGCAGATGTCTGATGAAGTCATTAATATCTATCAAAACGCTAGCAACGAACATAGAAGATTAACTGAAGAAGAGAATGCTGTTGTTTTAGCAAATCAAAATGAGCTTATCAATGTGCAGCTATCAAAATTGAACTACTCTGCTAAAGAGAAGAAGGCAATTACCAAGGCGATGAATGGTGAGCTAGAAGCGTTAAATAGTCAGCAGTTAACTAAGGCTCTTGAAGTTACTGAAAAATGGATAAAAGCTGAAAATAAATCATATCAAAAGTTAAAAAGTGGTCTTAAAAAAGCTTATGACTCTATCAAAGGTGATGATGAAGCTGCTGTTAAAGCGAGGGAAGAAATCCACAAGAAACAGCAACAACTCGAAGCTGACCATTACTTGAAAATGGAAGCTTATGGCAAACGTTATGCTAAAATCCAAAAGAAATTGCTTAAAGGGACTGCGAAATATTTAGACCCGCAGTTGCAACAAGCGATGGTTAACGATGTCAAAAAGCAAATGAAGGAGCTTGGGTTATCTTATGAAGAGTTGATGAAGAAGACAACCAAAGCAGCATCTAAAGCTCAAGAAGTTAATACCATGTGGGCTAGAACTACTAAAAAATCAACAGAAGACCAAAAATTGGCTAATTCGCAATGGAATAGCCTTGTCTGGAACCCTAAAACGGGTAAGTTGAAAACAAATGCTAAAGAGGAAGTAGCTAAAGCTCTTGAAGCGGAAGGTGGCTGGGACAGACTTAAGTTTATTGCAAAGAATGCAAACTTAGAGACTAACGCTCGGATAACCATGGCGGAAGTCCTAGTCGAAACTGGCGAATGGGATGCTCTCGAACCAGAAGATAAAAAACTAATCGTTGATGGGCATCAAGGCATTCAAGCTATAGTAGAAAGTGAGGAGCACTTAAAAATATGGAATAGTTTGCCAGAAGACGTTAAGCGCATCTTAGGTGACAATAAAGATTTTCTTGATAAAAAAGGAGTTGCGACCAAAGCGCTTGAAAATTGGAATTCGTTGTCTCCAAAACAGCAAAAGTTACTAGCAAAAGATATGACTAGTTCTGATGTTGAGAAAGCAAAAAAAGCAGTCAACAGCATTGTTCAAAAGAAACCAACAAGCATTAAAGCTAAAAATGATACAAAACCTGATGTCAATTCTGCGCAACGAGCAATTGATAGCGCTAAACAACGTCAACCTATCTCAATTAGAGCTAGGAATGACGCAGGAGGAGTCATAGAACAACTATTAGCTAGCATACCGAGAACGGTCACTATAGGAATCGCTGCTGCTGCAGCTAATGCCTTTAAGTTCGCAAATGGTACTGATTATCACCCAGGCGGTTTCGCAATGGTCAATGACCAAAAAGGGCCTTTATATAAAGAACTAGTAACTTTACCGAATGGACAATCATTCATCCCAGATGGCCGTGATGTAGTATTACCACTGCCGAAAGGTTCGAAAGTCATGAAAGCTAGTATGACCAGGGACTATATGAAAAATTTAGGAATACCTAAATATGCTAACGGCGTTGGAATTCCTAAAGATTCGACGTTTGTCAAAAGCATTACAATCCCTAAGAGGAGAGTATCAGAAACGACATCATACGACGACTCTAATATTGCAAGAATTTTGAATGAAATTTTACTAACGCTTAGAACAAAAAATCATGAGACAGAAAATGGCGATGTCTATTTAGATATGAGAAAGGTCGGCAGGATGATTAAAGAACACAACGAGTCTGAAAGTATCATGCTTAAACGAATGCGAGGTGAACTGTCATAGGGAAAGTTACAATGAAATTTGATGGTATAGATCTATCTAATGTCATAGAGATACACGACATCAAAAGAGACGTCGGAAATACACGTAATGTTGTTTCAAGTAGCGCTTTAAAAATTGGCGAGCACGTTCAATCTGTGCACGTTGGAGCTAAAAAAATAAGTGTTGATTTTTCTATTTGGACCAGAAATAGAAACGAGGTAAAACATAATTTAGCGAAGGTTTTCAACAGAACAACACCTAGAAAATTGTTTTTTTCTGACGAACCAGATAAATATTATATGGCAATAGTTGTAGATGACATACCGATGGTTGAAGATGTTATCAAGCGTTCAATAGGGACTATCACTTTTTTAATTCCAGATGGCGTTGCGCATTCAACTACTTACAAAAAGTTTTTAGATTACACGCAAGATGGAAATAAATTAATCTTTAAATTGCAAAACGAAGGTAACACAAATGCGTTGCCAATTATCAAAATAAAACACAACTCCGAAAACGGCTATATTGGTATTGCAAACGAAACAGGTGCTTTTGCGCTTGGATCATCAGAAGAAGAAGACGGGACTATCGTGCATCGTAACGAAGTCCTTTTTGATTACTCAAAAGCGATAGCGAAAGCTTTGGAGGGTGCGCCAAACGTCGCAAAACTTAATCACATGCCACCTTCTTTCGATACAGAACTTAAACGTATGCGTATTGATAACATCTTAGGTTCTGGCAAAGGCGGTGAATATGTTGTTATTGGAAATAGAGGTACTACTCCTGGCTACACAGAGCACGTTGGGACTCGAACGTTTATTATCAATCCTGATTCAAATGGGGAATATACTCTCAATGAACATTTGTGGTGGCAACAGATTTTTATTGCTACTGCGCAGGATCAAAAAGGTTTTTTAAAGCTTTGTGTAACAGGAATCGATGATGAAGGAAATGACGAGTTTCTGTATGGAATCGAAACTTACAAACGAAAAAATGGTTTTGAAGCAGAATACAATTTCTTTGCTCTGGATGATGACGGTGTTGGTTGGAGATTTTATAAGCAGTTTGAATTTCAGGCAGATAGAAATTATCACAATCCTTTTTCGATGGATAGAAGCAGAGCTGTTGAGATTTTCAGGGAAGAAGACAAGTTTCGTATTTATTTTAATGGGGCACATCATCATGTAACTGTTCCGTCCCTTAAAGGGAAAAAATCCCGCAAGATACATCTTGCAATGGGGACATGCAGTGATAGCTCTAAATATATCAACTACAACCTGTTTGAAAAAGTCAATTTTGAAAAAATGGGCGTGTCTCATTACAACAATATCGTCAATAAATATCAACCAGGTGACGAAGTTATTATTAATTTTGAAAATGATACAGTCAAAACTAAAGATATTGACTCCCTGCAGGATATGGTTTTAGGCTCTCAACCAATATCTATTCCACCGGGTGAGTCTGAACTCGTCATCAATGTGTCTAAATTTTCTTCAACAGACCCTGACATCGAACTATTGATAGAAGAGAGGTGGTTGTAATAACTCTAGTAATACACGACGCAAAGTTACATCCAGTTTTGCTTTTAGACAATGAGAGACAAGGAGCACTTAATTATTATGATGATTTGTGGACTAGACAGCTCACAACTGGTTCGTCAGCCTTTGAGTTTTCTGTTTATAAAAAAACGCTGTTGGGTGACAATCCACTTAATCACAAATATCACGCACTAAACGATCAAGCATTTGTCTCTTTTGTACACAAAGGTAAAGTACAATTGTTTAACATCATGCAAGTCGAAGAAACAGAGACAACAATACGTTGCCTTTGCGAAAATCTTAATTTAGAGTTACTCAATGAGTATTGCAATCCGTATAAAGCTACTAAAGCAATGTCGTTTGAAGAGTATCTTGTAGCATTTGATATTTTAAATTGGGGTGCTTTGACAATTGGCACAAATGAAGTCAAAGATAAAAAACTTACATTGGAATGGACTGGTCAAGACACTAAATTGGCTCGCTTATTATCGATTGCTAATAATTTTGATGCAGAAATTGAGTTTGAAACGCAACTACACAATAACCACACTTTTAAAGCTTTTATAGTAAACGTCTATAAAGAATACGAAGAAGGAAAGTCATACGGTGTTGGTCGTGACAGAAGTGACACTGTGCTTAGATACCAAAAAAATATCGCTGGTATTACTAAAAAGCTTGATAAGCGTCAGATTTATAACGCAATACGTCCTTACGGTAAAAAGACTGTAAAAGGTGAGCGTGTTGTCTCTAATCCTGTAACTCGCAAAGTCACTAAAACAGTTGGGTCAAATCGTACATATTTAGGCGGAGACCTCAAATATTATGGTCATACAATCAAAAAAGCTAACGTACAATCTATTATTAACTACGCGGTGCAGTATAATATTTTGCCGAGTGGAATCATATGTCAACTGTACTTAGAAAGTCTTTGGGGCGATTCAGCAGTTGGTAAACGTGACAATAACTGGGCAGGTATAAGCGGCGGAGCACAGACACGCCCTAGTGGAGTAAAAGTCACTACTGGAATGGCTCGTCCTCCCAGCGAGGGTGGAACATACATGCACTACGCAAGTGTTGATGACTTTTTAAAAGATTATACTTATCTTTTAGCTAAACAAGGACTATATAACGTTGTTGGCAAAAAGAATATAGCAGACTATACAAAAGGTTTGTTTAAGGTTGGTGGTGCTAAGGATGATTACGCAGCAGCAGGATATCAAAGTTATACAAATCTAATGACAAACATCCGCAACGGGATAAATAAAGTTAGCGGAAATATCTTAAACACTATTGATACTTTGTGGCAGACTCCTGTAAAACCAATAACGTCAGTAACAACTGCGAAAAGAGCTACTAAAACAATACAAGCTATTAATGAGGCTACTAAGTTGAAAGGGCGCAGAGTTGGTTCTGGGCAGTGTTATGCGCTATCTGGGTGGTATGCAAAAAAATTGGATGGTGCTTGGATTGACAGTTCGATTGGTGGTATTAGAGGTCGTATCGGAGGAGGTATGGCTGCTGCCTTGATTGGTACTGACTACAATTGGGGTTCGTATGGATGGAAAGTAGATAAATCACCTAACGCTGGAAACTTAAAAGCTGGTGGTATTTATAATGTACGAGCAAATCGAGGCGCTCCTTTTTATACCACAGGCTGGGGGCATACAGGTATTATCAAGAGTGTGTCCAAGACCAGAGTTACTGTTTTGGAGCAAAACTTTGTTGGTCGCATGTATGTTGTCGAAAACTCATATGACATTAACTCTTTCGCATCTGGATTACAAACAGTATGTTACCCTCGTGAAATAGCGCAAGGTATGTCTGTCAATGGTGCGACTACTCAGCAAATCACTGGCGGAACACAGATATCGTACGAAGAAGTTGTACAAGAGGCGCAAACAGAAACATATGAAGAAGAGCAAATCATCTATATCGATAACTCTATCTACAAAGAGTGGAAAGACGAAAACGGGAAAGTAGAATACTATCTCAAAAACGGCTTTTTATATGCTCCTCTATCACGAGACCGTTATCCATCTGTGCTGACTGGTAACGAAACACGAGACAACTGGATTCGTAAGGATATGGAAGTTGAGACTGACAGTCAGGATGTCTTGATATCAACTGCTTTAAAAGATTTAAAAGCACACGCTTATCCAGCTGTCACTTATGAAGTCGATGGATATGTTGATTTAGAACTTGGTGATGTTGTGCGAATACAGGACGACGGATACGAGCCACCGCTAATTCTCACAGCGAGGGTTACTGAGCAAGAAATATCCATAACAAATCCCAGCTCTAACAAAACTAAATTCAGCAATTTTGTCGAAAAAGAAAGTCAGTTAGCTTCCGACTTAATTAGTGATATGTTGCGTCTATACGATGAGTCAATTCCATACGATATACAACTAGCGACTTCAAACGGAGTTGCTTTTAAAAATGGGGTTGGTGAGTCTGTATTAACGCCTAACCTGCAAAAAAATGGGAAAGATTACGATGCTATTTATTTTTATAAAAATGGCGACTCACTGATTGAGATAGGTCCTTCGCTAACAGTTAAAGCAAGTGACTTTAACCATGTTTTAAACATAACAGTCGAAGCTTACGTTAACGAGGAACTTGTAGCAAGTACGCAAATATCCTTTACAGATACCGAAGATGGAGAAAAAGGCGATGATGGTAAGTCATCATGGACAGCGTGGGCTAATTCAGAAGATGGAAAAGTTGATTTTAGTATAACTGAGTCTAAAAATAGAAGGTTTATTGGAACTTATACTGGTATAGAACAATCAACAAACTATCTTGATTATAAGTGGACTGACATGGTCGGAACAGTTGTTGTTGGCACAAACAATCTGATTGATGGTACAAAATCATTTGTTGGGACTGATTGGTTTACTTCTGCAACGCTAGAAGACGAGAATCTCTCTAATTATCCATTTACATTAAAAAAATGGACGAGCGGTCAAAAGGTATCACACACAAAAGACATTATGGTTGAGCAAGGTGTAACATACACTTTTAGTGCTTATATTAAACGTGAGCAAGCAGGAAATCTGTATTTTTACTTGTACGATGAAACCGACGGTTTTATTACTAGCGATACACAACGAGAGACAATTATAAAAAACGTTGACTCTAGTCTCAGACGCTTTGAAATCACCTTTACACCAGCTAAAACAGGTAAGATTAGACCAAGGTTCGCGATGGTGTCATCGGAGCAAGGTAGTTTCAGTTCTGGTGGATTTATGCTCGTTAGGGGAAATAAAACAGGCGACTGGCAGGAATCTGAAGCTGATAAAGCAAGTAATCTTGATTCAAAAGCTGATGGTGCTTTTACTGTTGAGCAGTTAAACGCACTTGCCGAACGTGCAAGGATAGCTGAAACTGAATTGCAAGCTAAAGCTACATTAGAGACAGTAAATGAGTGGGTTCAAGCACTACAAGACGAAATCAAGGCACGACAGGCTGGTCAAAAAATATCTGAACAAAAGCTAATTGAAGCATCTAATCGCATGGTTGCTGTTCAGCAAAACATCGGAGAAATGCAGATACGCACTGATTTTGTTAATAAATTTATGAGTCAGTCAGAGGACGGTCTTGTAATCGGACAAAAAGATGGAACGTCAAGCGTTAGAGTTGATAACGATCGCATCAGTTTTTACTCAAGTGGTAAAGAAGTAGCATATATAGCTCAGAGTGTGCTTGTTATTGATAGCGGTATTTTTACAACTAAACTGCAAATTGGACGTTATCGTATTGAGCAATACGAACTAAACGCTGATATTAACGTCGTAAGATATGTCGGGTAGAAAGGAGGATAGATGACAACATATTATAGTAACTCTGACAAGAGTTATCGCTTAACTTATATTGTTGACGAGGTTTCAACGTCGGTTGCAGACAATAGTAGTCAAGTAAGGTTTAGGCTCTATTTGACTTCTGGCACTAACAGTTACGCTCAGTATAGTTTTGGTGGATATGCCTGGGTGGGTGCTAAATATGACTTTAACGCACCTTCCTCTATCGGTTTTAACGGCAATCAATTGTTGATTGATAAAACTATCAGAGTTCCACACGATTCAAATGGAGATAAAATAGTCGTTGTTGCTGCTAAATTGCTAGGTCCAGGTGGATACGCACCCGGAACGTTGACGATACCAGACCAACAATTTAAACTAACGAAGCTATCTCGTGCAAGTACTGTATCTGTATCTAGCGGCTATTTTGGAGATGCGCTAAATGTTAATATCAATCAAAGTTCAAGTGATTTTACACATGATGTAAGATACAACGTGAATGGTATCACTGGAGTTGTTGCTAGTGATATAAAAGGTTCAACAACTTTTAAAACAAGTTTAGATTGGGCTAATACGGTTCCAAATGCAACTAGCACACCTGGAACAATATACGTTGATACAAAATCTAACGGTTCTGTCATTGGGACGTCAACCGCTATTTTTTATCTGACTTTACCTGATAGTGTTAAACCAACAATAGCAAGTCTTGTTTTATCGGATACAAATCAAAAAGCATCTGCATTAGTAGGTGCTAATAATTTTGTGCAAATTGTATCCAATCCAATTGTCACTTTTAATGGTGCTGTAGGAGCATATGGGTCGACGATAGCTAGTTATTATGCGGAGGTGGTTGGCAAAAACCAATCCACGCAGCAAAATGGTGGTCCGCTCGGGATATTTAACTTTAGTGGCAAAGCAACTATTAAAGCTACAGTTACAGATAGTAGGGGCAGGGTGTCAGACCCTATTACCGCAGAAGTAAACGTCATTCCGTACTTCCCACCTGCGTTCAGTTTTACCGTAACCAGAGCAGGCGCTAAAAATGACAATTTGGTTGTTACTCGCAACGCTAAAATTGCACCTCTTATTGTTGATGGCGTACAAAAAAATAAGATGATGTTGACTTTTAAGACAGCGCCACTCAATACAACTAGCTTTACAGTTGATACTTCTAACGCTAGTGGGACATATACGTCAACCGCAGAATTTGTTAACTCAACAGCAACTTTGAGTGGCACGTATGGACCAGATAAATCGTTTGATGTTTACGGCTTGCTAAGTGATTTGTTTTCTGTTAGCGGTGGTGGAACGCCTGTAAAACAGACCGTATCAACAGAATCTTTTCCGCTAGCATGGCACAAAAATAGCGTTGGAATTGGTACACTACCTAAAATCGATGATTCAGGTTCTTTAAACGTCGCTGGGAATATCTACTCTGATGGCAAGCCAATCCAACAAAAACAACTTGCTTTAAATAATGGTGGCTCTTTTAGACATGATGACACTGACCTAAATAGCTTGCAAGACACAGGTTTTTATTGTGTATTTAGAGGTGCTAATAGACCTGTAGGGGCAGGTCCTGGGTACGTAACAGTTGTAAGACACCAGACGGCAAACTATGCTTATCAACAATTTTACGACCGTACAAATAAAACTATATTTACCAGAGTATTGGAAAATGGGGTTTGGAGCGGTTGGAGTGAGTATGTTAAAAAAGATAGCTTGCCTACAACGATAGACTCTGGTTGGCAGTCAATCGGCAATGGTTTTAGTTATAGGCAGACAGGCAGTACAGTCACCGTTAAGTACAACTTTGCGACGAACGGCATAGATAGGTTGACGGTTGGCTCTATGCCTACGAATTTGATATCTGGAGACATGATGTTTGCAGTAACAGCATGGACTATACAACTCAATGTTTTAAATGTTCAAGTGAGCGCAGATGGTCGTATTCTGTGGTTTAATCCGTCAAAATGGACTGTTAACGTAAAAGGTCAAATTCAGTGGACGATTTAAAGGAGGAAAACTATTGGAAATTTTAAACAAATATCCTGTAATGTTAGAAGATAAAAGCATTGCAAAAGTTAATGCAATTGTGGCAGTTGATTTACCTCACGTAAGAGGTAACTTAACTTTTGACTTACCAGTTGACTTTGATAATAAATCTTTTTCAGAAACGCTTGAAAAGTGTGAGCAGATATTTTACGACGAAAAGTATAAAGATAAAGCTCAGTCTGAAAAAATGACTGAACTAAGTACATCAACATCAACAGGCACACAAACACTTATCAATCTGATAAGTACGCTTTACGCAAAAGAGGTTTTAAAAGATGAAGATCTTATTGCTATTGGTTAGAATTTTTTTACAGGAAGAAGGGATAGATATGATGATTAAATTATTTGCGATTGACTTATATTATGGACGTATGGCTTGGTCAAGTTTTGTTAAAAAGGGATTTTCAGAGTTTATTAATAACAAAACAAAAGAGCAACTTGCAATTATGTGCGATGAAGAATTACTTGCTGAAATTTTAGTAAGTTAGTGAGGTAGTCGGATGACAGTAGAACAAGCAGAAAGAATCGCTCAATCACAATTTGTGTGGGCTATTCTCTTTATCTTGCTTTTTATGATTGTGGTTGGTTATCTGGTGCGAACGTCTGATAAGCGTGAGAAAAAGCTAATGGATTTCCATGACCAATCAAAATCAGAATCTAACAAACGTGAAGAGTGGCTCAAAGGTCACTTAGATAAAAATACAGAACAGTTACAGGACATTTCTCAGACCATTGGTGTTGTACAAAAGGAGATGTCTTATATGAGTGACCGCATTGGTCGTCTAGAAAAAGAGGAGAAATAACATGATTAATTGGAAAGTAAGAATTAAAAACAAAGCATTTTGGTCAGCAATTATTCCAGCAATATTTTTAGTTGTACAAGCAGTTGCAAATGTTTTTGGTTATACACTTGAACTTAGTGATTTAGGTAATAAATTGTTAGTAGTTGTTAATAGTGTGTTTTCAGTACTTGTTATTGCAGGTATTGTTACAGACCCTACTACACAAGGAGTATCAGATAGCAGCCGTGCGCTATCCTACACAGAGCCAAAATAATAGGAGGATAAAATGAAAGCAATCACGAAAATAGCATTAGTACTAGTAATAGCAATATTATATATTCCGCTGTCAGTGATTGCTTTTTTTATTTATCCATTTTATTTGATTTTTACAGAGGAGGGATAAATGGCTACATACCAGGAATATAAAAGTCGTTCAAATGGCAATGCTTACGATATTGATGGGTCGTTTGCTGCGCAATGTTGGGATGGCTACGCAGATTACTGTAAGTATCTAGGACTGCCATACGCAAACTGTACAAATACAGGATACGCAAGGGATATATGGGAGCAACGTCACGAAAATGGTATCTTAAACTATTTTGATGAAGTGGAAGTTATGCAAGCTGGTGATGTTGCTATTTTTATGGTTGTTGACGGTGTAACGCCTTACAGTCATGTAGCAATTTTTGACAGCGATGCAGGAGGCGGATATGGCTGGTTTTTGGGGCAAAATCAAGGCGGTGCTAATGGCGCATACAATCTTGTAAAAATCCCATACTCCGCAACATACCCAACTGCCTTTAGACCAAAAGTTTTTAAAAATGCAGTTACTGTTACAGGTAATATAGGACTAAATAAAGGCGATTACTTTATTGATGTATCAGCTTATCAACAAGCAGACTTAACTGCTACTTGTCGGCAAGCTGGCACTACTAAAACGATTATCAAAGTATCTGAGTCACTCGCTTGGCTGTCTGACAGGCATCAGCAACAAGCTAATACTAGTGACCCGATTGGTTATTATCACTTTGGACGATTTGGAGGAGATAGCAGCTTAGCGCAACGAGAAGCAGATTTATTTCTGTCCAATTTACCAAGTAAGAAGGTATCTTATTTAGTCATTGACTACGAAGACTCTGCAAGTGCTGACAAACAAGCTAACACTAATGCAGTTATTGCGTTTATGGATAAAATTGCAAACGCTGGATATAAGCCTGTTTATTACAGCTACAAACCATTTACGCTTAATAATGTTGATTATCAACAAATTATAGCTAAGTACCCAAACAGTATCTGGATAGCTGGTTATCCAGATTATGAAGTAAGGAAAGAGCCACTTTGGGAGTTCTTCCCTTCAATGGATGGTGTGCGTTGGTGGCAGTTTACAAGTGTAGGAGTCGCAGGTGGTTTAGATAAAAATATTGTATTATTAGCAGATGATAGTAGCAAAGTTGATATACCTAAGATTGACAAACCACAAGAACCACAAAGCCAGCTTACTTTTAATCAAAAGCTAGATACAAATACTAAATTAGACAACTCAAATGTACCGTACTACGAAGCGACCCTTAGCACAGACTATTATGTAGAGTCTAAGCCAAACGCAAGTAGTGCTGATAAAGAATTTATCAAGGCAGGAACTCGTGTGAGAGTTTACGAAAAAGTAAAAGGCTGGTCACGTATTAACGCACCACAATCAGATCAATGGGTAGAAGATGCTTACTTAATTGATGCAACAGATATGTAAACCAACAGAGCGATATAAATGTCGGTCTGTTAATGGTGTAAGTTACACCGCAACTAAAAAAAACAATTTAGGAGGTAAAATTCCTTTAGATAAGACAAATGCCCTCGCTTTTGCGGGGGCTGTTTATTATTTTGAACAGATTTTTCAGGAGGTATTTAGGTGCCTTTTACTGGATGAAAAATATATTTTATTAAAAAGTTTAATTATATAAAGGGAAAATCATTGACAATAAGCTATATAAAAATATATAATGTATATATAAATATCAATGGCCTCCCTCGCATACGCGCAGACATGTTCTGATGGGGGGTTTTTTTGCTAAAAAATTGAGGGTGTTTCATGGCGGAAAATTTTCAACACAAAAGTTACAGAGAACAAGTTGAACTTTTGGAATCTAGAGGTATTGTCTTTAGTGGAAGAAAAGCTAAAAGTAAAGCAGAGTATAGTTTATCTGTGATTTCTTACTACAAAATAAAAGAATTTGCAAAGCCTTTTGCAAAAATTCAAAAAGATGGACAAAAGAAAAAAATAGATTATCAGGGTACGAAATTTGAGATAGTTATATCTAGATATTATCAGGATAAGAATTTGAGATTAAATTTACTCCATGCGATTGAAGATATTGAAGTAGCAATAAAAACAAAAATCGCCTATGTTCTGGGGAAAAACGGCTTAGGAAGCTATGGCTATCTAGATTTTTCTAAGTGGTGTAACAAAGAAGAGTATTGCAAACACTACCTTTCCTATAGTGAAAATAACTTTAAAAAACAGTTAAAAAGAGAGCTAAGAAAAGCATCATCCTCTGAATTGGATGAAAAATTAAAACTAGACAGACAAAAATATCCTCCTATTTGGCTAGCGGTAAATATGTTAACATTTGGGCAGATGGTTAATTTGCTAGAATTGATGTCAACAACTAATTTAACTCAAATTTCAAGCACTTTTTCATGTAGTAATCCTGAATTAATTTCTTGGTTAAAATGTATTAATCTAGCCCGTAATATTTGCGCCCACAATTCAAATATCATAGATTTTAAATTTATAACTGTCTCTAAGTTAAAAGAAGAGTGGAAAGATTTTTTGTTTGAGTATAAAGAAGGTGTTTTTTCAAACAGGATTGCTCTACCTTTCTTAATTGTCTTGGAAATGATGGGTAAAATAAATCCTAAATACCATTTTCGAGATATCATTGATTCTTTGCATAAACTTATTAAGGACGAGGATACAGCAAAATATTATGGCTTTGCATCAATGAACACTATAAAGGAAATCAAAAAGAAGAAAAACTTTAGAGGCTGACGCTTGGATTTCTCTTCCCCTTATTGACACCCTCGCATAATCATGAGATAATCACACTAGCAAGAATCGCCTGACACTAGCGGTTCTTGCTTTTTATTTGCCTAGAAATAATCAAAATGTTACCATAGAATAAAAATAATAAGGAGCCACATTATGTCACAAGAAAAACTAAAAGCAAAAGTTGAACAAGCGTCAGGCAGTCTTAAAGAAGGTGCAGGGAAGCTAACCGGTGATAAAGAGTTAGAAGCAAAAGGTTTTGTCGAAAAAACAATTGCTAAAGGTAAAGAACTAGCAGATGATGCTAAAGATGCTGTTGAAGAGGCAGTAGATGCTGTCAAAGAAAAACTGAAATAAATATTAACCGCTCATTAAATGAGCGGTTATTTTTTTTGTCTATCAGAACAGAAAAATTTAAAATTGTCTATTTTTAGGATTTTTTATCGAATAGATAAGTGGAGGATAAAATATGTTATATATAGATGAGTTTAAAGAAGCGATTGAAAAAGGATATATCAGCAGTGATACAGTGATGGTTGTGCGTAAGAACGGAAAGATATTTGATTATGTGTTACCTGGTGAGCCTGTAAGATTGTGGGAAGTTGCGACAGAGGAAAAAGTGGAAGAAGTGTTGATGGAATTGGAGTAA